CTTTCGATAGAAAGATGTTTGCTGTTTCAAAAGCAGTTAGTACTTCGCCAGAAAACACCTTAATCGCCAAGTCTCTATCGGAGAAGCCAGTTGTACGACTTGTACCGATACCTTGCGAGGGATTATAAGCCATTTTATTTTCCTTTTAAATTAAACAAAATTGTAGTATTGAGGTCACTACATTACCTTGGCAGTACTTACTCATAATGAGGGTATCCTTGTACACAAACCTCGGTTCGTTATACTTGGGCAACTTCTGAATGTTGTACTAAAAATAGGGTGGTACTGATGGGTCTTATATAAGGTATAGAGGGAGGACCTTAATGCCAGGAGAGATTCAGGAGGACTGCATCAGTACCGATGTGTGCTCTAGAATGAACTAAGAGCGACTCTCCTTTGTACTTCGGCCCTAAAAGCAGGGTCTTTTCCATATCGTGGGTCAGCCATTTCACGCATCATTTCAGCCTTGCTATTATATCCACCAGAAGTAGATGAACGAGACTGTTGGCCCTGAATAAAGTTAGGACCTTGCTCTGCTTTGTATCTAGCATACAACCCATTAATCGCAAACTCTGTTGCTTCAGTACTTGTTAGGGAGCTATTAAAAGCTGCGACCTCAGATTCAGACAAAGATTCTTGTGCCCATTGAATCATATCATTGTACTGTGTTTCCCCACCAACGATGTCATACATCTTGTTGATAGTTGTGCTTACGATTGCTTCCTGTCCAGCGATATACGCATCTACCATATTCTTAGGAATACCACGTTCCTCTAACGATTTGTATGTATCCTCTGATAGATTACCATTCTCCTGATATTCACTTTCCAGGGCTGAATAATCGATACCAGCTTCTGCTGCTACCTCTTTCGCTTCGTCCACGGATGGAGCAGGTTCTTGGGCAGGAGCTTCAGCAGACTCCTCACCCTGGCCCATTTTCTTCTGTAGATGTTCATAAGCTTTTTCAAGTTCTTCTACAGATTTATACTTACCAGCTAACATACGTTCCTGGTCAGTCTTCATACTATCGTCAACTTTACCTTCGTGTTCGTCAACTTTAGCAATCATCTCTTGTTCGTGCTGAGCTTGTTGCTCCTCAGGACTTAAGATTGGTTCTTGTGTATTTTGAGTTTCTTCCATATAATCCTCCATTATCTCTCATTATTGTGGCATCATTTGTTGTCCAGCAGCCATACCAACTTCTTCACCAGCAGCTTTACCACCGCTTACTGCAGCAGCGTCTCCACCAGCCTGTACCATTTGTTGCATCATAGCTTGTTGCTGTTCCATCATAATCTGCTCTTGTGTCTTAATTAGACCAGAAGTTTCAATACCAAGTGATGTACCAATCTGCTCAATAACTGCATCAACATTAGTATACTGAGCAAATATCTCAGGACCTAATAATTGTTGTAATGTTTGAGAGAATTGTACAAGCTTGTTATAATCGTGTCCACGACCTAAAGCTTCAACACCTGTTACAATAACTGGTTCAACTAAATCCTCAGGGAACTTAATCTTACTTGTTTGCATAAGAAGTTTAATAAGAGGTAATTGTAACTCTTGTGTAAGAATACTATAGATACCACCAAGAGCATCTTCCAACTCTCCTGCCATTAATCTTACTTCTTCTGCTGTAACACGTTCAGCATCACGTCTAGCACTTTCATTTAATAAGAATGCTGATGCTAGTCTACGCTGAATATCATTCATCGTTTGATAAGCAACATTTAAATCGTGAGACTTATCCATCTGTAATGTAGATACATCTGCAGCACGACCTTTGATAATTGAACCACTATCTGCTTTAGCAACTGTTGAAATATTTGTGCTGCCTACTGGGTCAACAAAGAATAATACCTTTGATGCTGCAGCAGAAGCTTCAATAATACTCATTGATAATGCTTCAAGTGAACGTAAATCGCCTATGTATTGCTCAACTAAACCACGACCATAATCCTCACCTTGGATTGCTGTCCAACGTAATGGAAGGTATGGTAACTTATCTTTTGCAAATGTTCCTCGTGTTCCTGGTACTTCTTGTTCTAGTGCTTCTTGCCAAGCATCCCAAGACTTACCGTTCCACTTAACACAAGTAAACAAATCAATATCTTTATCCTCAGAGCCTTCTGTGGTCATACCTTCTGGTAAATCATCAGCTCTAACAATTTCTTTGGTAATAATTTCCTTAGGTTTACCCTCAGGATTTCTCTTAACTACATAAGCATTAAGATTAAAAATTCTTGTGACTTTATTCTTGTCACGATATACTAGTGCATTACCTGTAGCAACTAGTAACTTTAAACCTTCAAACATAGGAACACGAATAGCCTCACGTTCCATTTGTGCCATCAGGCCTCTTTCAATATCAGCTAATCTATCTTGTATCTCATTTATTGACCCAGCACGATTTGACTCTAATTCTAGCATTGCCAATTTGTCTGGCATAAATCTAAAGAAAGGTGCGTTAGGTGGGAATAAACTTAAGATTAATTTTGATGCTAGATTATTAACTGCTCTAGCACCTAGAGATTGATAAGGTGTAGGTAGCCTAGTATCTTCTGTGTGAGATACATCTACCAATAATGATGGTATAGTAAGCTCAGCACATTGCTTAGCTCTATCGATGACAGTTGTTCGTTCACTGTCTAGCTTTGTCCAGCGAGTTTTTAAGCTTACTTGTTGTTCCATAATTACTTACCTGTTTGTACTGCCTTTTTAGCTGCTGCTGCTGTAAGAGGAATTTGTAAACGTCTCTTACCCATAGCTTTCTTTCTTACGTCCTCACGAGTACCCGTGTCTTCACCACCAGGTTTGAACATAGCTTCCTCTACAGGTGCTGCTGGTGGAGTTGGAGGCGTAGGTGCAGGGGTCTTTGAACTAAATAAACTACCCATTGTCTTCTCCTTCGTTTGTTAAATTTTTCAAGCGTCTGATTAATTCAATCGCTCCGTGTAACTTTCCCTGTTCGTAAGGAGATAGTTCCTTAGTAATAATTATGTCAGGGTATTCTTCATCTAAGATTCTTATCAAATCTAAACTGTTTTGTGGTAACTTTTCCATAATATAATTGGTCCTAAGAGTCTTTGTTTCGAGTTCGTCAAATCTCTTAGGTGTTCCTATAGCGTAACTTCATTGATTTTTAAAGGGATTTAGCTTATCAATCCAATCCCAAACTTTACTGTAGTCCTTAGAATGTAGTCTCCATTTTGTTTTCCATACACGATAATCAAACTTCATTCTTCCACTCCATATTTTCATAAGCCCACTTTCCTGGGTTCTCTTGTTTAATCATATGTTCCTCATTGAATGTATTCCTAGGGTTAACTACATTCTCTGAGTTACCACCCACAGGTGCACCTTCAAGAGGCTTCTTACCTGCAGCTAAGTTAACTGCTCTTAATCCAAAATTGTTTGGCATATAAATATCTACCATCCCCACTCTCCTGTCATACCTGCTGCAGAATAATCTGTAACAGTTCCTTCAAAAAAATTCTTAAAACTATCTCCAGCAATAATCCATTCTACCCAAGGTAGGGGATTATCTTTAACACCGTAGTTAGGTTTAAGACCTAGTTGTATTAAACGTCTATCCGCTAAATGTCTAATGTAGTCTTTGACTTCACTCTTTTCAAGACCCTCGACACTTCCAAGTTTATAAGCCAAATCGATAACTTTGTCTTCCAAGGTAACGGCAGTTCTGACCATTTCATATATTTCTCTCTTAAGTTCATCCGTAACAACTCGTGGATGTTCATTACAAAATTGCCTAAATAATCTAGACATCCCTTCAACGTGCATACTCTCATCTCTGATACTCCATTCAACTACTTCACACATACCTTTCATCTTACCAAAGCGTTGATAGTTGAGTAACATAGCAAACGCTGAGAACAATGACATACCCTCATTAATACAAGTCTGTGCTAATGCTTTAGCAAGTCCGTGTAATGTTGATGTATCATTATCTTTCATAAACTCAATCTTATCTTTCATCTGTTTGTAGTCTAAGAAAGCTGAGTATTCCTTATCATCAAAACCTAATGTGTCATTAAGTAGGGCATAAGCACGTTGGTGTGTACCTTCCCTATTAGCAAATGACATAATCATATTCCTAATCTCGTGGTTA